TCAAGCGCCGTAATTTTCGACTTTCCGGATAATCGTGAAGGCCCCATGTTTGAGCCGGACAGTCCGCTCAACTTTGCCCTTCCAACGCATCTCTGCCCGATAAAGGCCTCCCGGCGCGCCCTCCGCACCAATACGCTCAAGCCAGTAGATAGGGCGCCGTCCTTTGGCGTCCTCCACCTCATAAAAAGCTGGTCCATCGTACTCCGGGGGCTTGGGCGGAACGAATAAAGCGATAAACTCTTCATGCTGGACGACGTCCACAGATCTGCCGTGTTTCTCTTCGAGGCAGGCGACAAGCTCCCGCTTAGCCGCGTTTATCCGCTCCTCGATCGAGAGGGCTGGCGCGGCAGCAGCCGTGGATATTTTGACTGGTGCGGCAACCGTTGCCATCGCGCCGAGAACTGACCGTCTGCTAATCATTGCTTTGCCCCCATCAAGAATCGTTCGTCGCGAGCCCGGATATCTGCGACGACAATACCAACCACCACTTCATTGAACTGCTCACGGCCGACGGTTGATCCTCCGTACAGGGGATTCTCCCGTGTCAGCCGCAATCCGCCCGACCCATCGAATGCGTTCGACACGCGGAAGAGGTCAACGCCTGGCCCGATATCGAGGAGATACACTCCTTCGCCTTCATAGGAAGTGACTGGGGCGAGCAGGACGTAATCTCGGCCGCCGCGGAGCGTGGGCTCCATCGCGTCCCCGAGAACCGGATGGACGCGAAATCTGCTGGAGAGGACGGCTTCGGCAGGAGCGGAAGTCAAAGCGTTCGCGCTCGTCATTCCTGGCCCTCCCGTACCTCAGAGATGATCGACATTGCCTCGCGGATCTTATCTTTGGCGACCTCGGCCAAGCGCTGGAATACGCTAGAGTCCTCGGCGTCTTCCAATCCGGCCGCGGCCATGAAGATAGCTTGGCAGAAGTCCTCTGCCTCGCTCAGCCTGTCGTAGGCTTTGATGAGTTTGCTCGACATCGTGTAATCCCTGTAGGTTTAAGAACTAGATAACTATGGTTAGTAACCATAACCACAATTGAGGTCTTGTCAACAGCTATCTAGGTTTGATACCTATTTATCGGGTTTTAGAAAGGAAGGTTTGATGCTTACGACGGGGAATCAGCTCAAGGCGGCGAGGGCTTTGGCGGGGCTTGAGCAAAAGGACGTTGCCGAAAAAGCGGGCGTGAACGTCAACACGATCCGCAATATGGAAGCGGCCGGACCCGGCCAGATAGCTGGGCGTGCGCAGAACGTGCAGAACGTTCAGCGGGTCCTCGAACAGGAAGGTATTGAGTTTCTAAATCACGGTCAGCCTGGCGTGAGGCTCGTGGGGAAACGGGACGGCTGAGCTAGGACTCGTCAACCTCGTCAGTCTTCTTCTCACGCCTCGCGAGTTCGACCTCTACAGCCTGGCGGATGAACTCCGCCCGCTTGTTCTTGCCCACCAACGCGTCAATTCGCTGGGGCACACCATCGGGCAGCCGCACAAGAATAGGCTTCACTTTCAATGGTGGCCGCCCCATGCGGCGAGGATTATCCGATATCGGAAACTGAGTCAAACCGTCCTCCAACCACCTGTAAGCGATATCGCTTATTGATCATATAAACGATATCGCTTATGCTTTCAACCTGGTCGGATGGAGGCGCGACGAATGCCTAATGTCGGAAAGATCAGAATCGGCGACGGTCCCGAGGACGTGGTTGTCCTCTTCGATGCCGGGGCGCCGCCCCTGCACGTCGACCTCTTTACGGAGGTGGAGGAGGAGGAGGAGATCATCCGCTTATCCTTCGCGGCTGTCACCTAAGACGGGGAGGGCCTCAGGAAGGCGGACATAGTTGCGCGGCTCCGCATGAGAAAAGAGTTGGCTTGGGAGTTATGCCGCCAGCTCAGATCTCTGGATAAGCAAGGGCCCCGAAAGACAATCGGACGCCCGGCGCTTAGAGACCTTAACAAGTAATCGATCAAGTTTTGTTGTCAAATAGTCTGCGCTAAATTCGTGAAATCATAAAAAAATACTTGACAACAGAATCCATCGCCGTGGTTGCGAGGGGCATCAAGTTTTCTCAAACTCCTTCCACCCTGTGAATGTTGGTGAATAACTGTGTTTTTCCAACGCTATTTGGGAAAACTAGCGAAAAAACCACGGCTACACTTTGAAGGGGCGGGCCGAAATGGTAGTTTGCGAAATGTAACTGGTTCGCGTGGTGTTTCGTGAAAGGAGTCCGAATGACGTATCTAACCGCCGCTCAAGTCAGGGAGCGGTATCAGATATCGCCGACCTCTCTCTGGAGGTGGCAGCAGGACGAAAGCCTCAAGTTTCCCCAGCCTTTCGTCGTGAAAAGAAAGAAGCTCTTCAGAGCAGATGACTTAGCCAGATGGGAGCGTGAACGCGCCAAAGTGCCGGGTCAAAATGAAAAGCGGCAAGGGTGATATTGGGTTTGGCGACCCACCCTTGCCGCTCAGATCAGATAGTCGCTCCCCAGCGACTTCCTCCTCACCAACGATAAAGGATCGTCGATGACAAAAGCTGGTAGAGCACAGCTTAGCCTTAGAGTCCAGATTCTCGATGACAAGGAAGAGCCGGTTGGCCTCCCGATTACCGTAGTCGGTCGCGAGGCATGGGCCCTGAACCATCTAGTGAGCGCCGGTGAGCGCGGATGTACTCCGATCGATCAGCCTGGGCCTCGTTGGAGCCATTACACTTGGAAGCTGCGTGGCTACGGTTTCGCGATTGAAACCATACATGAGAAGCATGGCGGGCCCTTTCCCGGGACCCATGCGCGATACCGACTGGGCAGTAAAGTCAGCGTGCTCACTGGGACGCCGGGGGAGGCTGCTTGATGGCCTCCTCTGACGCATTGCAGAAGATCCACGACGCCGCCCGCTGGCTTGCGGAGCAAGCGGAAGCTCGCCCAAACGTCATAAACCTGCTTCGCCAGAAGTTCGACATCACCGCCGTGCAGGCCGCCCAGGCTTGCACCATGGCTAACCAATACCGCTCCAGTGGAGGGCATTCGGGTTGACTAAATCTCCGGCCAAAGGTCAGAAAACACAGGCCCTCTACGCTCTCCTATGGATGCCGAAGTTGTCGCCGGCTGCAAGAGCTGTCGGTGGTTGGCTCGTATGGCACGCAAACGCCTCGACTGGCAGATGTGACCCGGGACAAGCCAGACTGCAGAAAGAGACAGGGCTTTCGCGTAGGACGATCCAGAATGCGGTCAAAGAACTCATCAGTTCCGGCGTTGTCTCCAGAAAGCTGCGCGAAAATCAGAGCAGTTCATATCAGATTCATTGGCAGAAACTGAGCGACCTAGTCGCCGCCTATGAAGAGCTCGCCAATACCGGTGAAGAAGTCGTCGCACCGAGAGAGCGCCGCAAGGAGGGTGCAGTAAATTGCGCCCCCCTGGCGCAAGAAACTGCGCCTACCCTGGCGCAAGAAACTGCGCCCAAACTCTCTGAAGGGAACCCTCGGAAGGAACACGTGTTCCGGGGCGGCACCATTTCCGACGGATCGGAATCTGGTGTGCATACTCTTCGCTATCGCTCTGAAGTAGAAGAGGGAGGCAGTTCTGGTTTTGATATGGGCGCTTTGGCAAAGGCGTTAATCCATCCAGACGACATGTTCGCCATCAAAATGCTTGGCATTCAGGAAGACCACGCCTTCGTGGCTGTTCTCGACAGAGAGCTGAGAAATGGGAGGCTCTTCGGTCGCCAGATTGCGGACCACATATACGACCGCCTCGAAGCCATTCGCGACAGCGACGAGGCGACGCACGGTGATCCAGTAGCTGGCCGCGCGTACCGTCTCTTCGAAACAGACTTTTGCCGTGAGGAGGCCGCATGACGTCGATCATCCCTTTCCCGTCAAGGCTGAGAACCGGACACGCCCGCAAAGTCGCCACGCAATTGGCGAAGGCGCGCTCCAATCGAGAGGCCGATCATATTTTGTCGCGAGCGCTTCACTCTCATCTCCGGCAGATGCACTCGGTCGGCATTGTCGACCAGGAAATAGAAAGACAGCGGATCGATTTTCTGGTGAGCATCCATCACGAGTGCCAGAAGGTCGGCGCTGGATGGCTTCCGAATATCTCATCGCTCGACATCGGTGAGCCTGGGGGCGCCGCATGACGATAGCCGAACGCAAAGCGCGCGAAGCGCATGACCGCGAGAACCCATGGCGGCCGATGACCGAGGCCAAGGCGGACGGCCTCATCTGTAATCTGCTCTTCGACGATATGGCGGGGCATCACTCACCGGAAGACGTGAACTACTTCCTCGACGCGGACGGCTACTGGTACCGCATCGACCCGCCGGAAAGAATCTGGAGGAAACCAATGAACTGGCGCCCTGCGTATGTCCGCATGACGCCGGAGCGTCGGTCCATCATCAAAAAACGTTGCGAGGTTGTGCATGGCTAAATGGCAGAAATTCAGAAAACCCAGCTCGGCCGGCAAGCCGACCTACGAGATTGATCACTCCGCGTTTGTGACCGGGCTCCACGTCTTCGCGGACGGTGCGTGCGAGCCTAACCCAGGTCCGGGCGGCTGGGGCGTAGTGGTCTACAGGGACGGCGTGGAGGTTGCTTCCGATCATGGCGGCGACGCAGACACTACGAACAACCGGATGGAGCTGACGGGGCTCCTGAAGGGGATTGAGGCCGCAAGATCCCTCGGAGCTCCGGCAATCCTCTGGTGCGACTCTCAGTATGCCGTGAAGGGCGCCAATGAGTGGATGCACAATTGGAAGAAGCGCGGCTGGAAGAAGCCCGGGAACGAGGAACTGAAGAATGTCGAACTTTGGCAGTTGATCGACGCGGCGCTTTCCGGAGCCGATGAGATCACCATTCGCTGGTGCAAGGGGCATGCCGGCATTGTCGGCAACGAGCGCGCGGACGAATTGTCCAACATCGGTATTGCGTCGCTCGTCGGGTTCTCTCCTGTGCGAGAAGCTGTGGATTAATTGACCGCCGAATATCATAGCCTCTTGGCTGAATAATGCAGGAATCTCAAAGATTTGCTATGCTTCGCAAATCGGAAAACGAGGGCGTTTGAATGGGTCACTGGTACGTTGTGAGGACGCGGGCAGGGCAGCAGCAAAAGGCCACGGTCGAATTCGAGGATAATGGCATCACTGTCTACTGCCCGATGATGCGGCGGGAGACCAGGCACTTTCAGAGCAAGAAATGGTTGATGAAGGAGTGCCCGCTCTTCACGGGCTACGTCTTCGCATATCTCCGCATCTCGCATTTCGGCGCCTTGCGTGAAATGCGGAATGTGGTTTCCGTTCTCGCCGACGCGGGAGGTACTCCGATCCCCGTAGCGGGCAACATCGTGGAGGATATCCGAGACGCTCAGGAGCGCGGTGATTTCGACGTGCTCCGGCCGACAGTCCGCCGTCTCAAGGCCGGCGACAGCGTCCAGCTCAAGGATGGGCCTCTGGCAGGTCATTACGCGGCAGTAACGAATGTAGTAGGACGGCGCGCGATCAAAGCTTGTGTGGAGATGTTCGGATCTCTGCGCGAGGTGGAAATCGGACTTGAAAGTATCAGGCGAGTAGCTTAGATTACCGCTCAGCGATTTGCAGCCTGTTCTGCTGGGCGCCATAGAGTGACCCACGGGGCTTTGGGGGAGGTTCGCACTCCCCGCCGCGGCTTTACTTTGCCTAATTTCCACCGAGGTAGCGGAATCATTCGCGCCCGCGCTGATGGGAAGCCCGACTTGAGACGGGCGTAGAACCTGGCTCCACGAATTAGCGGATGCATCGCCCCGCGCTGAGGCGGGGCGTTGTTGTTAGTGGCAGTGGTATCCGCCCGTTTTTCGGTTGTGATGACAACCATTCTGGTCGAGCCCGCCGCCATGCGCGAAAGCCCCGGTCATTGTCGTTGCAAAGAATACGAAAGCAATGATCGCTCTAACCAAGTTCATGAATTCCCCCTCTGGTTGCAACCAATAGGAAGCACAGAGGGGAGTAGGAGTCGACAGGTATTCGCGCCGGAAGGCGACCTGCCCAAAGATGGTGATCGGCACATGGTTCTGGATTGGACGAGGCGACCGTCAGCGCTTATTCCGCAATTATTACGGTGTCCGGTGACAGTTGCGGCTTGCGTAGTATAACTGTCGGGGCTCTTGTTGGCCTACGTCGTGCATCGACAGGGCGCTTGGCACTGGTTGGTCGCTTCACATCGTCCGCTGACACTACAACCGAAGCGGCTTGGAAAGATGACGCCTCGAGTATTGAGAGGACAAAGTCGCTATAGTCCTTTTGGCTTTTTGCCCAAAGATTGTATTTCCCGAAACGACCTAGATACGCGCAGTCCTTTTCGCGGCATGCCGGAGGTGTGCCGGATCTGCTGTGATATAGCCAGGGATATTCTGGCGGCATGTTAACTAAGTTGGCGTCGACGTCGGCGCCCCAGTTTATCTCTCCCTTTACGGCATAGGTGTATAGATCTCTCATGACCTGAGCCGCCTTAGGGGAGGTGTTCGTGTTGATGGCCGATTCACTTGCAGATGTAATAGCACCCAATGTAAGTCCAAATTGATCAGTGCTACCTGCGGGAGCCAGCGTTCGATTGAGGTTCGCCGAGAGTCCAGATCCGCTCTTGATCTGAGTGGTCCCAACGGTCGTCAGCGTTGGCACGTCGTACGGATTGTCAATAGAACGGGAAAGCTGCATCTTTATTTGATCGTACTGTATTGATGCGGCTTCATATTGGAATTGGCGGATGTTTTGTGCTGTCCGCTGAGGCGTGCAGCCACCCACCGCGCATGCAACCAGTGCCGCGACAGCGACGTTTTTTCCGATCATTTTGTCCCCCACAAACGCTAGCCGAAGACAAGCTTCGTCGATCGGTTCCCTTGGATCGCTAATTTAAGCTTCGATCATGCCCGCAGTGCGCGAAAACGGCAACAGGCTCGCTCTTGAGCTTTAGGAAGGCCGCACGCGACCATGTCGCAAAATGCGAAAGCCTCACCGGCAGGGTAGTGCTTACTCGTCCCAGAAAAGCTCTCTGGACCGCCACACCTGCTTAATCTGCTCCTTGATATCGCCTTCGTCGCGGTGGTCGAAGTGCTCAGCAAGCATCGCCGCAATAGCAGATATGTTCTGATTGGTCGGCTTCGCGCGCTCTGCTACGTCCGCCTGAAAGTTGATCTGGCGCATCAGTTCGTTGTCGTCTTCTTGGCTCATCACATCTCCTAAGGTTAAACCATGACGGTCCTGAAAAATCTGCGGCACGAGAAAGTTGCGCAGGCGGTAACGAAAGGCAAGAGACATGACGCTTCAGTATTCGGTTGCGATTCGCAACGCCAAACTCGACGCGGTGGAAACCACAATCGGCACGTCTGCTGTTCTGAAGATCCGCACCGGAGCGGCGCCGGCCGATTGCGCGACCGCTGACAGTGGCGCGGTGCTTGCGACGTGCTCGCTCCCGTCTGACTGGATGGCTGCTGCATCGGGCGGCACGAAGGCCAAGGCTGGCACTTGGGAAGACACGAGCGCGGACGCGACGGGCACGGCTGCTCACTTCCGCCTGTATGCCTCAGATGGCACGACCTGCCACGCTCAAGGCACCGTAACGGCGACCGGCGGCGGCGGTGATTTGACGGTCGATAATGTCAGTTTTGCCAGCGGACAGGCATTCACCGTAACCGGGTTCACGCTTACGGCTGGGAACGCCTGACCGGCCTACAGGAGTAGGCCATGGCAATCGGGACCCCAACGCAACTCGTCGCCGCTGGTGCGACGGCGACAAGCGCCACCTCGGCAAGCTTCACGCCTTCGGCCAATGTCCGGATGTTCGCCCTGTGCGCTGGTCGCGGGGCCTCGGCCGAAGCTCCAACGCTTACAGACAGTCTTTCCGGCACATGGACGGAGATCACCGGCTCAAGCGTCGATGCCGGGAACATCTGGGGAAGGATTTTCTACCAGGATGTAGGCGGCAGCCCTGCGGCGATGACAGTTACCGTGTCGAGCACGGGGGCCACCCAGGCGGCGGTTGAAGTCTTCGAGATATCTGGATCGGGGGCCATCTCTTCGAATTTCCAGAGCAACATGAATGCGGCTGGTGATCCCTCGGTCACCATGTCGGCCTATGCGGGCACCTCGATCGCCGTGGCGATGGGCGTCGGCAACGCAGGCTCGACCTGGACGCAGCCTACCGGTTTCACCGAGATATATGACCTGGCGCCGGCCACGAACGTCAGGCTGAACGTCAGCTACGACATGGCCTCGCCGGCAACGTCGCTTTCGTGGAGCTCTACTTCTACCGACTCGATCGGTTACGGGCTGGAGATCACGGAAGCCGCGGCAGGCGGCATAAGCGGCTCTGCTTCGATCACTGAAGCCGGGGACACAGTCTCCAGCGCTTCCGTTCTGGCTCTGCGCGCCTTACTGGCAGCGACGGAGGCGGGCGATAGCGTCACGGCTACGGCAACCGTCCGCATCGCTGCAACGGCTTCTCTGACTGAGAGCGGCGATACGGTAGCGGCGACGGCCACCATAGCGGCGGCCTCGCGCACTGGTTCGGCTTCGATAACTGAGGCGGGAGACACGCTCGCAAGCACGGCCGCTCTCGCTCTCAAGGCAAGCGCCACCATTACGGAGCGCAGCGACACACTCTCGACGGTTGCAGCACTCTCGCTCAAGGGCAGCGCCTCGATCACTGAGGCCGGCGATATGGTATCGGCCCGCGGCGTCCCCTTGTTGGTCTCGAGCCCGCAAGAGAGGTCGGCAAGCGTCCAGAGCGAAGACAGGACGGCAACCGTCGCCGCAGAGACGCGGTTCGCATCGATAAAGGCAGAAACAAGATCAGTAGCAGCCCGCTCTGAAACCAGACTGGCGGCCGCATGAAAGAGGGTGCGACATGGGGTTGACCTGGCCTGCGGTAAAGGACCCAAACGAGGTCAAGGATTACAGCCTCGACTGGTCCCATTTGCTCGGCTCGTCCGACACGATCACCAGCTCGACATGGACCGTCGTCGATGGCTCTGGCCTAGCGATCGACAGCAGCAGCAACACGACCACCGCATCCACGGTGTGGCTCTCGGCCGGTACAGACGTGACGAACTACAGCCTGCTTAACCGTGTGGTGACTGCAGGCGGCAGGACATATGACCAGACGGTCAGGCTGAAAGTGCGAGAGAAGTGATGGCAGGCCAGTCTCAATGGGGACAAGAGACGCGAGACAGCATTCTCGACAAGCTCTCAACCGGCAAGAGCCTTCGGGAGATTTGCTCTGCTGAGGGAATGCCGTCTGAAAGCCTCGTTCGAAAGTGGGTGATGCAGGACGAGGACTTCGGTGCGCAATACGCCCGCGCGCGCGAAGCTGGAATGGAAGCGCTCGGAGACGAGATCCTCCAGATAGCTGACAGCCAGGAAGGCGACGTTCTCAAGACCGAGGACGGACGAGAAGTCGTCAACCACGACGCTATCCAGCGGGCGAGGCTGCGCGTCGATACCCGCAAATGGCTCATGAGCAAGATTGCTCCGAAGAAATACGGTGATCGGCTTGACCTCAATCACTCCGGAAGCATCGGCACTCTCTCAGATGACGCCCTTGATGCTCGCCTGCTTAAGCTCCTCGGAAAAGCTGGAGCTGCTTCAGCTGCTGGAGGAGAAGGAGAGGCGGTCAAAGCAAAACCTGCTGGCGAGGTATAAGCCCTACAGCAAGCAGAAGGAATTCCACGCGGCCGGCGCCGAATATCGCGAGCGCCTGTTCATGGCAGGCAACCAGCTGGGCAAGACGCTGGCTGGTGCGGCTGAAGCGGCGATGCACCTGACGGGGCGCTATCCGGATTGGTGGGACGGCCGGCGCTTCGATCGCCCAATTGTGATGCTGGCGGGCTCGGAATCGTACGAACTGACGCGCGATGGTGTGCAGCGGTTGCTCGTCGGTCCGCCTCTCAGCGAAGAGGACTGGGGCACTGGGTATATACCGAAGGCCGCAATTGTCGAAACCACGCGCCGTTCTGGCGTCTCTGGGGCGCTTGATAGCGTCACGGTTCGGCATGCATCGGGCGGAGCATCAACACTTCTGCTCAAGGGCTACGATCAAGGCCGCACCAAGTGGCAGGCAAACACGGTTGACTACGTCTGGTTCGACGAGGAGCCCCCGGAGGACGTCTACCTAGAGGGCATCACGCGAACGAACGCCACACAAGGCTCGATCGCCGTCACCTTCACGCCTCTCAAGGGCATGAGCACTGTTGTCGCTCGCTTTATCATGCCTGGGGATGATCCGGGCGCGCTGTATCGCACCGTCACGACGATGACGATCGACGATGCGGAACATTACAGCGCGGAGGAGCGAGCGAAGATCATCGCGTCCTATCCTGCGCATGAGCGGGAAGCGCGGACGAAGGGTGTTCCGTCGCTCGGGTCGGGCCGGATCTTCCCGGTTGCGGAAGAAAGCATCCGCGTCGACCCGTTCGAGATACCGAAGCACTGGGTGCAGATCGGCGGTTTGGATTTCGGTTGGGATCACCCGTTCGGCGCCGTCGGCTGTGCCTGGGATCGTGATGCCGACGTTTTCTATGTCACGAAGGTCTATCGCGAGCGGGAGGCCACGCCGATCATTCACGCTGCGGCGCTAAAGCCTTGGGGCGCCTGGCTGCCGTGGTCGTGGCCGCACGACGGCTTGCAGCACGACAAGGGCAGCGGCGAGCAGTTGGCCGCGCAGTACAAGGCACAGGGGCTCAGCATGCTTCCTGAGCGCGCCACGTTCGAAGATGGCACCAACGGTGTTGAAGCCGGCCTATCCGACATGCTGCAGCGGATGCAGACGGGCCGCTGGAAGGTCTTCTCGACATGCGGCGACTGGTTTGAAGAGTTCCGCCTCTATCACAGGAAAGACGGCAAGGTCGTGAAAGAGCGCGACGACGTTATTTCAGCGTCTCGCTACGCGCTGATGATGAAGCGGTTTGCCAAGGTCAAGGCCGACGCCGCGGCATGGAAGTTCTCTGAACGCAAGGTGATTTGATGAAAACGATCCTGACGTTCGAAGGCCAGGACATCGAGTCCATGAGCCGTGAAGAACTCATCGGTGTGGTCAAGTTCATGGCTGCTGAAAACGACAAGACGCAGCGGGAGGTCACAAGATTGCACCGAAACCAGACTGAGACCTTCCGCAGACTGGCGGACATGAGGACTGCTCACTAATGGCTGCGATGCAGAAACAGCAGATTGCTGCCCAGGTATCGCAGCTCGTGAAGGACTGCGAGAACTATCGGGACGAGCTGTCGGTCGATCGCATCAAGGCGATGGAATACTACGACGGCACGATGAAGGACACGCCGGCCGATCCGAACCGGTCGAAGGTCGTTTCGCGTGATGTCCGCTCCTCGATCAAGAAGGTTCTGCCGTCCCTAATTCGCACGATCCTCGGCAACGACAAGGTCGTCGAATACCAGCCGGTCAATGAAGGCGACGAGGCAAGCGCAGAGCAGGCGACGGATTACGTCAATTTCGTCGTGTTCCCCGAGAGCGATGGCTATGACGCTGTCCAGGACGCCGCGCACGACGCACTGAAGCTGCGCAACGGCATCATTCGCTGGTGGTACGACAAGAAGCGGAAGGTCCAGGTGTCGAAGCATACCGGGCTCGATGAGCAGGCGCTCGTGCAGCTCGTGGCCGACGACGATGTCGAGGTGCTGGAGCAAGAGCAATACGTCGAGCAGATCGACACGCCGCAGGGGCCGGCCGAGGTGCCGCTCTATGATGTGAAAATCCGGCGCGTGTCGGAATACGGCTGCACCAAGCTCGCCGCGGTCCCGCTCGAAGAGTTCCTGATCCATCCGGACGCCATCTCGATCGAGGACAGCCCGATCACGGGTCTCAAGACGCAGCTTCGCCGCTCCGATCTGGTCGCGATGGGCTATGACCGGGACAAGGTCTACAGCTTCGCGGCCCCTGGCGCCGATATCGAGGAAGACGAAGAAGAATTCACCCGTCGGCGCGATGTCTTCGATGAGAACGATTCCCTCGTCAAAGCGCTGCAGGAGGTCGATTACTACGAGCTCTATGTGAAGATCGACGTGGACGACGACGGTATAGCCGAATTGCGCCGCATCGTCTTTGCCGGTGGCCTGGCAGAGGCCAATTTGCTCGAAGACGAGGAATGGGACGAGGTCCCGTTTGCCGATCTGATCGTCGAGCGCCGGCCGCATCAGCGGGAAGGCAACTCGGTTACCGACGACATGGCCGAGATACAGCGCGTCAAGACGGTGCTGATGCGGCAGACGCTGGATAACCTGTATTGGCAGAACAACCAGCAGCCGATCGTGCAAGAGGGTACGATCATGAACCCGGAAAGCGTGCTGAACCCGAAGTTTGGGCAGCCGATCCGGGTCGGGCAGGGCACGGACGTCCGCGGCGCCGTCGGTTACAACATCGTGCCATTCGTCGCCGAGAAGTCCTTTGCGATGCTGGCCTATCTCGACCAGGAAGCGACCGACCGGACCGGCATTTCGGATGCGTCGAGCGGCATGGCGCCGGACGCGCTGCAGAACATGACCGCAAAGGCCTCCTCGATGATCGAGGCGGCCGGCATCGGTCAGACGGAATTGATGGTGCGCACCTTCGCGCAGGGCCTCAGGCGCGTTTTTCAGGGCCTGCTGAAACTGGTCATCAAGCATCAGGACAAGCCGCGCACCGTGCGCCTCAGAAACCAGTGGGTGACGTTTGATCCGCGCCAGTGGAATGCTGGCATGGACGTCACCGTCAACACCGGTCTGGGCGCAGGCACGCGCGAACGCGACATGATGATGATGCAGGTCGTCGGCGCACAACAGGAGAAGCTCCTTGCCGCATACGGCCCGGTTGATAACCCGTTCGTCTCGATCGACAACATTTGGAATTCGGTGTCGCGCGGCGTCGAAGCGGCCGGTCTGAGAACGCCGGATCTCTACTTCACCAAGCCGACGCCCGAACAAATCCAGCAGTTGCAGCAGGCGCAGGCGAACAAGCCCGATCCTGAGATGCAGAAGGTGCAGATTAAGGCACAGGCCGACGCTGAGAAGGCCAAGTTGGACGCCCAGATCGACATGAAGAAGATCGACACCGAGGCGCAGCTCGAAATGAAGCGCCTTGAGCAGGAAATGGCGCTGAAGCGTTATCAGATCGATCAGGAAATCATGCTCAAGCGCCAGCAGAACGCGGCGCAGATGCTGACCCGTGAGCCGATGACCGACACGCGCATCGGGGGCATGCCGGGATGAGGCAGGAAGACAAGACAGCCGCCGCCCGCGTGCTCATCGACATGCCGCTCTTTCATCTCCTGATGGATGAATTGGAGATGGCCGCCGTGAACGGCTGCGTTAACGCCAAGAACACAGATCATGATACCCGCGCCGCCTTTGCGGCCGAAGTGCGGGCCATCCGGAATTTCCGTGGAAAGCTTCGCTTCCTCGCTGAGGGACAAGCCAATTCTGACGGGAAGGGAGCCCCGGCATAGGGCCGGCGCAAAACCTTAAAGGCAAGCAGACATGACAGAGGCAGCCGCCAACTCTCCGTTTGTCGGAGAGAGCGAGAACGCTCGACCCTCGCTTTCCCTCGATGACGCTGCAAACCTCAACTTTGCCGAGCCCGAAGAGGCCAACGAGCCGGAAGAGGAAGAGCAGCAATCAGCGAGCGAGACGGGTGAGACCACTGAAGATGGTCAAGAGACCGACGAGACCGCAGCCGAAGGCGACGAGCCGGCCAAATCCGAACAGGACGAAGCAGCCAACGAAGCCGAGGACATCGTAGTTACCCTGAAAGGTGGCGAACAGGTTCCTCTCGAGGAGCTGAAGCTCGGGTATATGCGGGATCGCGACTACCGCCACAAAACCATGGACCTCGGCAAGCGCAGTAGCTCGCTTGAGGCCATGTCAAGCCGCGTCGCCAACACGGCGAACGCCATCGCAGAATTCCTGATCCAGCAGCTGCCGCAAGAGCCATCGCGTGCGTTGGCGATCCAGAACCCGAACGAGTACACGCGCCAAAAGGCCATCTACGACTCGGGCCTGGAACAGGTTCAGCGTCTCATCGACATGAGCGCCGAGCCGAAGAACGTGGCAGGCGAACTCAAGTCCGGGGCAACAGAGGAAACTCTGGCGGCCGAGAACGCCAAGCTGCTCGAAGCCTTCCCGCATCTCACCAACGACGAGACCCGAGAAAAGTTCTTTTCCGACGCATTCAAGGTCGGTGAGGATCTCGGCTTCAGCCAGGACGAGATGCAGGGTTTCACCGACCACCGGTATTTCAAGGTCATGCACTACGCCATGCTCGGGCTTCAAGCCGAGCAGGCGAAGAACAAGGCCATGAAGAAGGTGGCGAACGCCCCGCCGGCCGCCGTCAAGGCCAAGCCAAACGGACCGGTGAACCCGCAGGCCCGCAAAAATCAGGATGCGATGAAGAGGCTGTCGAAAACCGGGTCGATCAAGGACGCGCTCCTCGTCGACTTCGACTAACCCCATCTTCAAAGGATCAGAAACATGGCTGTTCTAACGAACACCTTCACGACCAGCCAGGCAGTTGGCAATCGTGAAGAGCTTTCCGACGTGGTGTCCCGCATCACGCCGGAAGACACCCCGATCTACTCCCTCATCGAAAAGGGCAAGTGCGTCTCCATCCATCCCGAGTGGGAGACGGACGAGCTTGCTGCGCCCGGCGAGAACATTCGCGAGGAAGGTGAAGACTACACCTTCGGCTCGATCACCCCGCCGGCACGCATGGGCAACTACACCCAGATCATGCGCAAGGACTGGATCATCTCCCGTACACAGGAATCCGTGTCGGAAGCTGGCAACGTCCAGAAGCGCAAATACCAGAAGCTGAAGAAGGGCGTCGAGATCCGCAAGGATGTCGAATACGCCATCGTCGACACCAACGCTTCGGTCGCCGGAAATACCCGCGAATTCGGATCGCTCAGCACCTGGATCACGACCAACGTCTCCCGCGGCGCTGGCGGTTCCAATGGCGGCTTCAACTCCGGTACCGGCCTGACGGTCGCCCCGACCGCCGGCACGCAGCGTGCATTCACCAAGACCATCCTGGATACGGTGATGCAGACTGGCTACCAGAACGGCGCCAACTTCCGGCACGTTTCGGTGTCGCCCTACGTCAAGAGCGTGTTCGTCACGTTCATGTCGGACAGCAACGTTGCTCCGTTCCGCTATGCCGTCTCGAAGGGCGGTGAGCGCAACACCATCGTTGCGACGGCGGATTACTACGAAGGCCCGTTCGGCACCGTGATGATCCACCCGAACCGGGTGCAGGCCGGCAATGCGACGCTCGCGCGCAATGCCTTCTTCCTCGACACCGACATGCTGTCCTTCCTCTGGCTCGACAAGATCCAGGAGGACAAGGACGTCGCCAAGACCGGCGACGCCGACAAGGGCGTCATCATCGGTGAGGGCACCCTCAAGGTCCACAACGAGAAGGGCCTTGGCGTTGCCGCCGACCTCTTCGGCCTGACTGCTGCGAGCTAAGGAGATATCGCCATGAACCCGTTCAAGCCTATCTCTCTCACGGCTGCCACGCTCTCGCTCACCATGGCGACGCATGGCGGCGCAACTATCGTTGTCGACCGCGCGGCCGGCAGCACGATCACGCTTCCGGCCGCTTCCGGTACGGGCGTGAAGTTCAAGGTCGTCGTCGCCACGACTGTCACCTCCAACAGCGTGAAAGTTCAGGTTGCCAACGCGACCGATGTGATGACCGGCACGGCGCTTCTCGCACAGGATGCGGCAGACACCGCAGTCATGTTCGAGACCGCGTCCACGTCGGACACGGTCACCCTGAACGGCTCGACCACCGGCGGGATCAAGGGCGACATCATCGAACTTGAAGACCTCGCCTCCGGCCTCTGGGGCGTCACCGTTCGCGGTTCGGCCACGGGCACGGAAGCAACGCCGTTCTCGGCCGCCGTCAGCTAATCAACCTGAGGGGCGGGCTTCGGCTCGCCCCTTCCTTCATCAGGAGAAACGAACATGGCTGCAGAAGCAAAGAAGACGCCGATCCGGCTACTTTACGACACCTGGGCAGACGACGATAAGCGCATCCCGGCCGGGACCGTGCTTGATGTGCCGGTCGCCACGGCGAAGGAACTGATAGCCAACGGCAAGGCCGAACGGGCCGACCCTCTTCCCGGTGACGCCGAATGATCATTCGAGACGGAGAGTGGACGCTCTACGAGCACGACATGATGACCGGCCGCTCCGTCTGGCACTATTTCGACGGGGAGAAGGACGTTTTCCGCGTCGACTACCCCGTCGACAACCTCATCAGCCAGAACCAGGCGGTTCGCAATGAGGCAAGCCGCGCCTGGGCCGGCGACTGGCACCGCGTCGCCTCTATCCCGCTCAACGTCGCGCATGATTCCGGGCTGGTGCTGGCGCACTCAGAAGGCGACGACCGTTTCGTCAAGCGCTTCCTCAACAGCAGCGACAACCGCGCATGGCGGACCAAGGAAGGCCATCTATGAGCGTCGAATACGACCGCGTCAAAGATCAGGTGCGCGCGATCGAGAGCACGCGCCCGGCCGCTGACGTCGACCCTGAAGGCCATCGGGAAGCGAACGAGCGTATCACGCGGTTGATCGATACGGCGCGCATGTTCGCCTCCGCCGATCGGGCAAGGAAAGTTCCGCTATGAGCATTTCCGACTATGCCTCTCTGCTCGTCGATGCCGGCGAGTATTCCGGGCGGGAGGACATCGCGCACAATTTCCCGCGCTTCCTCGGCCTCGCAGAACTGAAGCTCAACCGCGGGCTTCGCGTCGCCGACATGGAAGTCACCGACGAAATCTCGCTGATCGATGGCGACGGCACGCTTCCGGCTGACTTCCTCGAGGCGCGCGAGGTCAAGAACGTTTCGGGCATCCCCATTCGCGCTGTCTCGCTGCAGCAGTTGACATCGAGCTATATGGACCGCAACGGCACGCCGGCCGGCTATGCGATTGTCGGCAGCACCATCAAGGTTCGGCCGACCTCGGACGAAGACATCACGGTCACCTATTACGGCAAGATTCCGGCGCTCACGCCGTCGAACCCGAGCAACTGGCTCTTGGAGAAGGCGTCCGACGTCTACCTATTCGCGCTGGTCAACGAAATCGCGATCTGGGGCAAGGATGTGGACGGCGCCACCGCCGCGCAGCAGCTTCTCATGCTGGCGATCAGCGGTCTGAAGATCGAAGACGAACGCTCCCGCTGGGGCAACGCGCAGGTGGTTGTCGGAGGGGTTACGCCATGACGTTGCTTTCCGCGGTCAATCAGGTTTGCGACATCGTCTCGCTCTCGCAGTTCGAAAGCGTCTATGGCTCGAACGATCAGAACGCACAGACGATGGTTGCGATGGCACAGGAAGCCGGCGATGAGATTGCGCGCCGCGCCGACTGGCAGAAGACGCTTAAATCCCTCACCGTCACGGCATCTCCCGAAAACTTCCCGAGCAATTTCCAGCGCCTGACCCCAGGCGGGGCGGTGCGCAAGTCGGATGGTACTTTCATTCGGCCGGTCACCAACAGCGGGCAATGGGCCGTCATCGTCGGTGTACCGTCCACGACGCCCTATTTCTTCATGAAGGGCGGGCAGTTTCTGTTCTCGCCGACATCAGCCGCCGTCAGCGCCGTGATCGATTATGTGTCGAAGAATTGGGTGCTGAACGATCCAGCCGGCGAACAGGCGATATTCTCGGCCGACGACGACACCACGCTCTTTCCGGAGCGCCTCCTCGTGAAAGGCATCGTCTGGCGCTGGAAGCGTCAAAAGGGCCTCGCCTTTGAGGATAACCTCGCCGAGTTCGAGGCCGATCTTGCGCAGGAGATCAACGCTGACAGGGAGGCAGGATGAGAATTCAGCCCCGAGTAGGCCGGATAGCACAATCCAATCGCGGAGCCGTTTCTATCGGCCGACAGCAGACATCGCAGCCGGTGACCTTCCCAGCGCCAAAGGGCGGCCTCGTGACGGCTGTGGACATGGCATCACAGCAGCCGGGCTCGGCGACAGTCCTGCGCAACTTCCTGCCGACGCTGATGGGCTGCAAGATCCGCGGCGGATCGCAGAAGAAGGGGCTCGCGGCGGACGGCGGCGACATCAAGAGCGCGTTCAAATACAAATACGGCTCGACCGAAAAGCTGTTCATGGCGACGGCGAGCGGCATCTACAACATGACCGCTCCGGCCGCGCCTCCGACCACGACCGCGGCAGATGTTTCCGGGCTCAGCGGCGGCGATTGGTGCGCCTTTCAGCATACGAACGCCGGCACGTCCTGGCTTGTTTGCGTGAACGGCGCCAATGATCGGCAGTTGTACAACGGCACGACCTGGTCGACGACGGCTATCACCTTCACCGACGGCACGACGATGCCGCAGTTGAATTACGGCTGGCTGTTCAAGAACCGGGAATTCTTCCTGAAGAATGGCACGTTGGACGCCTATTATCTGGCGGTGAATGCCGTCAGCGGTGCGGCGACGGTCTTCCCGCTCGGCGGCGTGATGAAGAAAGGCGGCTCTCTGCTGACGGGCTTTTCCTGGTCACTGGAAAGCGGCGACGGACTCAACGATATGTGCGTGTTCGTCTCGACGGAAGGTGAAATAGCGGTTTATGCCGGCGATGATCCGGCGAGCGCCTCGACCTTCGCACTGAAGGGCGTCTATCAGATCGGCCGGCCGCTCGGCAAAAACGCATGGATCAGGGCAGGGGGCGACATCCTCATCGCTACCACGGACGGTCTCACGCCGATGTCGCAGGTGTTCCAGCGCGACCGGCAGGCACTCTCTCTGGTCTCCGTTTCCCGACCGATCGAGGACGATTGGCGAAAGGCAGCGAACGCCACCGGAACCGGCTGGACGCTGAAGCAGTGGCCCGAGCAGAACCTCGTGTTCGTCGCCTTCCCGGAAAACACCGTCGTCACCGACACCACATTCGTCCTGAATGTGCTCACCGGCCGCTGGTCCACGATCAGCAACTGGCAGGCGCTCTGCTATGAGACGCTGCAGGGCGGTCTCTTCTTCGGTTCCTTCGATGGCTACGTCTGGCAGGGCGACACGTCCGGAACCGATAACGGCTTGACCTTCTCGGCGACCTATCTTTCGCAGTTCTCTCCGGCCGGTCAGTTCGGGCAGCGTGCCACGGCGACGCTAGCTCACATGTATTTCCGGGCGAAATCGAGCCCCAAGGTCAAGCTGTTCGCCCGGTCCGACTACGACAAATCGACGCCGACATTCAATTCGGTCACCGAGGGGGATGCGACGTCATCCGAATGGGATGTCGGTCTGTGGGATGTGGCAATCTGGGATGGCGTCTCCGAGGTGCAGCGCTACGATTTCCGGCAGAACGTGCGAGCGGCCGGCGACATGCTCGCCGTAGGCTGCGTGATCACCTCAGGCGGCGATTTCAAGCTGGATATCGAGGTTGATCTCGCCACCGTGCAGGTTTCCGTCGGGGAGGCGAGCGCCTGATGCTGCCGAACGAACCTGAAGCGGTCCGCGCGGCGCTCCTGCGCTGGACGTGCGGCGATGTGGCCGCGGCCGATTTCTTGAGCGAGATTGCCGAGGTCGCGCGCCTGGCAGACGACATCGTCGACGATGACGAGAACCGCCAAAGGAACATGGCTTGGCTGTTGGTCCGGACGCTAACCGTCCTGCCGCTGAACCCGTTCTTCATCCGCCACGCTGCCACCCTGGCGCCGCTGATCAACAACGTCATTGTGCAATGGCAGTTGAGTGATGAATGGCGCTCCTCTCGGGACGCCCTGAAGCGTCAATTCGGGTTCGTGATGCGCGAGGCTGTCGGATCGATCGTCACGGCCGTCGCGGCAATCGTCGGCGGCTACGACCACGCCAAGACCACAACGGAAGACTTTTTCGAACTCTGCCATGCCGGCTCGCGAGAGACCGTCGAAGACTGGATGAAGGATTGAACGATGGGCCTTTACGGATCAGCTCCGAAGTCTCCTGACCCGCAGGAAACGGCATCCGCGCAGACCGCGACGAACATCGGAACCGCCGTCGCCAACAACGTCATGGGCAACGTCAACCAAGTGACGCCCGACGGAAACTTGACCTACACTTACACCACGCAGAAGTGGAAGGACCCGCTTAGCGGCAAGGAATACGACCTGCAGGTCCCGACCGCTACGCAGACGCTTTCCCAGCAGCAGCAGGCGATCAAGAACCAGACCGACGCCGCCGAGCTGAATATGGCGTCGCTGGCCAACAGCCAGTCGGGTAAGCTGAATGACCTGCTCGGCAAGCCCATGGACATGTCCAAGGCGCCGGCCGCCGGCAACGCGGGCGCAATCGGCCTGCCGCAATATCAGCAATTCCAGGGCGGCCCGGACCTGCAGACCAGTCTCGACAATGCCGGCGACATCACCCGCTCCTACGACGTGGATTTCGATACGTCGAAATACGAGCAGGCGCTGATGGATCGGCTGAACCCGCAGCTTGAGCAGGACCGGGCGGCGCTGGAAACGCGACTGGCGAACCAAGGGCTGCAGCCGGGCTCGGAAGCCTATAATCGCGCCATCGATCAGGCGAGCCGGCAGTCGAATGACGCGCGCATTTCAGCAATCCTCAATGCCGGTCAGGAACAGAGCCGCCTTGCCGGTTTGGCGCGCGATCAGGCCGGTTTCCAGAATGCGGCGCAGCAGCAGCAGTTCGGCCAGAACGTCACATCCGCAGGCTTCGGCAACGACGCCCGCCAGCAGATGTATCAGAACCAGAACACGTCGACCGCGGCGAACAATGCGCTGAAGGACCAGAGCTTCAACGCCCAGCAGGCGAAATTCAATCTGCAGAACCAGCAGCGGGCGCAATACCTCAACGAGCAGTACGCCCAGCGCAACCAGCCGATCAACGAAATCATCGGCCTGATGTCCGGAGCGCAGGTCAATAGCCCGAGTTTCGTCCCGACGCAGAGCAACCCCATGCCGACGGTCGACTATGCCGGCCTCGTCCAGCAGGACTATGCGAACAAGATGGGCGCCTATAACGCCCAGCAGGCCAATATGCAAAGCATGTTCGGCGGCCTGCTCGGCTTCGGCGGACAGCTTGCCAGCCTCTCGGACAAGCGCGCCAAGAAGGACATTAAGAAGGTCGGCGAACTGAAAGGCCACGGGCTTTACGAATATTCCTATCGCGGCAAGCACAACGACGGGAAAAAGCACATCGGCGTCATGGCGCAAGAGGTCGAAAAGAAGCGGCCCGACGTCGTTTCGCGCCGACCCGATGGTCTCCGTCAAGTCAACTACGGCGCTCTCTTCAACGCGGGGAAGCGCAAATGATGGGCTATGGCGGGTATCAGGGCACAAGCGCAATGCCGACGCGTGAGGAGATGGCAAAGCGGCTGCAAGCGCAGATCATGGGGCAGCCATTGCCGCAGTCGATCGGCGGCGGCGCCGGCATGCTCGGGGCAGGGCTTGCTGCCGGCTTTGCCAAGCGCAACGCGGCATTCCCGACCGCTCCGGGTGGCGCGCAGCCGTCCCTGATGACTGGCCTCGCAAACTTCTTCACCGGCGGCCGCAATGGAGGTCTTTACTGATGGCCTATTCCTTCCTGTTCGGCGGCGATACCGGCGAGACGCCCGAAACCATCAAACGCAAGCGTGAACTCGCAATGGCGATCATGGGCGCCTCGGCCGCTCCGAAGAATGTCGGCGAGGGCCTGAACGCGCTCGGCTCCGGTATCGTGGCGGGCGTCATGAACCGCAGGGCGGACAAGGCGGAAAAGACCGGCCGCAGCGCCGCAAGCGACCTGTTCAAGCGGATCATGGGGCAGGCTCCGAACGTGAGCGCCTCGAACATGCTTTCGCCCGGCGTGAAGCCATCGTCCGGCACGGCGAGCGCTGGCGATGTCAACATGAGCGGGAACGACGTCTATTCCGGGTTCATGGATACGGTGGACAATACGATCAAGAACCCGTTTGGCCTTGCTGCCGTCGCGGCGACCGGTAAGGCCGAAAGCAGCTTCTCTCCTGGCAACGCCAACCGCACGTGGAGCGACCCGAGCCAGCGCGGCGATCCGGGCACGGCCGGCGGCATCATGTCCTGGCGCGGGCCACGGTTGGAAGCGCTTCAGGCCTATGCGGCCAAGAAAGGCGAGCAGGGCAACGGTTCCCCGCAGACGCAGGCGGAATTCCTGCTTCAGGAGGATCCGAACCTCGTCGCGGCGTTGAACAACGCCAAGAGCACAGAGGAAGCTCAGCAGATCATCAACAACGCATGGAAGTTTGCGGGCTACAATCAGCCGGGTGGCGAATCCGCGCGCCGGCTTGGCTATGCGAACGCCTTCCTACCGAACTTCCAAGGGCAGGGGCAGCCGCAACAGGTCGCCAGCCTTGACCCGTCGATCGGCATCCCGTCCGCGCGCCCGCAGATCAACGCACCAGCGCAGGCACCCGCCGCCCAGCCGTCTTTGACGGATGAGGTCGCGGCCTTCGAGCAGACGCCGGAATACCAGGCTCAGTTCCCCGGCATGAACACGGAGCAGCCAGCACAGGCGCCCATCCAGAACGCTCCGCAACAGGTCGCCCAGGCACAGCCGATGCAGCAGCCACCGCAGGGCCCTGGCCAGATGGAGCTCCTGCAGGCGCTCAGCAATCCGTTCCTCAATGAAGAGGAGCGCGCCGTTCTGCAGACGCTCTACCAGCAGCAGGTGCAGCAGGCCGAGGCGCAGCGCGAACAGCAGGTTTGGCTGCAGCGCCAGCAATACGAGACAGAGCAGAAACGCAGTGATCCGTCCTATCAGCTCGGTCTGGAAAAGACGCGTATCGAAACCGAAAATCTCAAGACGCCAGAATATCAGACGCTATCGCCGGAAGAGCGCGAGGCACTCGGCATTCCGGTGACTGATCAGCGCGTCTACCAGCGTTCACGCGGCGGCAAGATCGATGCCGTCGGCGGCGCTGGTCAGACGATCAACGTCGGAAACGAGGTCGATGCGCGCAAGACTGCCGCTGAGAGCCTCGGTTTGACGCCAGAGGACCCCCGCTATCAGTCCTTCGTTCTGACCGGGAAAATGCCGCGTGAAGATTCCCAGGCGCTCACCGCCACGGACAAAAAGGCAATCCTTGAAGCTGACGAGATGGTGGCAGCAAACCAGAGTGCGCTCGACGCTCTGTCGCAGGCCGAATCTCTTTCGGACAAGGCGAATAGCGGCTGGTTTGCCGGCGCGCGAGCGTCGATCGGCAACAATCTTCCCGACTGGATGGTGCCGGATATTGTTTCGAGCCCGGAAAGCTCCCAGGCCACGACCGACATGGACAACGCCATCATCGGCCAAGCCATCACGCAGCTCAAAACCATCTTCGGCGGCAATCCGACGGAAGGCGAGCGCAACATCCTGCTCGAGCTGCAAGGTTCTTCGACGATGCCTCGCGAGGTCCGCAAGCAGGTATTCGGTCGCGCTCGTGCGTTGGCCGACAAGCGGTTGCAGTTCAACAAGGATCGGGCGACCGATCTGCGTGGTGGGACATACTACAAGCCTGAAGGGGCGCCCGCGACCGGTCCGAACATCGATGATCTCCTGAAGAAATACGGAGCGCGCTGATGGCGACCATCGAGCAACTTTCCAATGCTCTGATCAATGCCGATCGGGCCGGCGACGTCGAGGCGGCACGGGCGCTCGCCGCTGAGATTTCGCGGATGCGGGCCGCGCCCCAGCCTTCCGCGCTGACGACAACGGAGGCTCAGTCTTCTTCAACTGAGCCGGTCGACAGCCGCGACAACTGGATGGGCTCCATTGACACTTTCATGCGAGGCGCTGCGGACACGATGTCGTTCGGCCTGGCGGATGAGGTCGCCGCCGGCGGAGATGCGCTTTTCAACCCTCTCTTCGGAACTGGTCAGGACGGCGGCTCGCTTGCCGAGCGGTACGATCAAAACCTGAAAGCGCAGCGCACGACGGACGAACTCGACGCCAAGAAGCGAATGGCTGAGCGCCTCACAGGTCAAATTCTCGGCGCGGTCGGGGGCGGCGTAGGGCTGGCGAAAAACGGCCTGTCTGCCACGGCCAACGCCGTGAAATCCGGCAAGGGCCTAGCTGGCGTCACAAAGGCTTCGGCGCTTGAAGGTGCAGTCTTGGGCGGCGCCCAGGGGTTTGGAAGTGGGGAGGGGATCGATGATCGCGTACTCGGCACCGGTAAAGGGATGGTGGCCGGCGGCGTCCTCGGATCCGCTCTCCCCGCTACGACCACAGCCGTCTCAGGCGCGTTCAAGGGAGCGACGGCGCCGCTCATGGCGCCGTTCCGGCCTGAAGCCTATACGGACAAAGCCATGCGGGCGTATCTAAAGCGGTCAGGCAAGACGCCCGAGCAGATAACGAACATTATGCGCGGAGCTGTCGACGATGGACAAGGCATGTATGCGCTGGCTGATGCAATGGGGAATGCAGGGCAGCGCGCGCTCGTGCCGGTAACTCGGACCCCCAATGATGCACGGCAGGAAGTCACGGATTTCCTCATTCGGCGGCAAATGGGGCAGCCCCAGCGCCTTGCGAATGCCCTGGCTGAGGGTTTCGATGCGCCTCAGACATCCGGCCAGGTGGGCCGTGCGCTCACTCGCGCCCGCGACATCGAAGCGGATGCTCTCTACACCGCCGCCCGGAGCAACGCCGGAGCCGTCAACGTGACGCCTATCCTCAGCCGGATCGATGAGACGCTATCTCCCGGCGTCAACCAGGTAACAAGCCCTCGCGACAATATCGGGTATGACACGATCGAGGGCGCGCTTGCCCGTGTTCGCCGGATGATTTCGGACGGAAATTCGCAGGTTACGGATTTCAACACGCTGTTCCGGGCAAAGCTCGATCTCGATGACATGATCACGAAGGCAGAAGGGCAGGGCGCCGGCAACAGAGCGCATTACCTAACACAGGTGAAGCGGGAGGTTGATAGGGTGCTCGAAACCGCATCTCCGGCCTATCGAAATGCCAACGATACTTTCGCCAGACGCAGTCACGTCATCGACAGTATCGAGACAGGGCAGGCGGCTAAGTCTGGCAGGGTGCGCGCTGAAGACAGCATCGAAGGGTTCAACAATATGACACCCGAACAACAGCAGGCTTTCCGTGTCGGGTATGTGGATCCGATCATCTCCGATATCGAGAGCCATGCAATGGGTCCCTCGACCAATCGGGCGCGGTCGCTCACCACTCCCAAATTCGAGCAGGAGTTCCAGGCATTCGCCGCCCCCGGCCGCGCTCAGCAACTCGGGAATCGGATCGGGCGTGAAAATCGCATGTTCGAAACGAATGCCGCGGCTCTGGGAAATAGCCGGACCGCTGATAACCTTGGCGATATTGACGATATGGCGAATTTCGACCCCGCCGTATTGTCTAACCTGCTGCAGGGGAATTTCACGCAGGCAGCCCTTGCTGGTGCGCGCCAGGCCTTCAATGCCGGGAAAGGACTTCCTCCGCGAGTAGTCGAGAGGGTCGGCCGTCAATTAATCGCAACCAATCCGGAGGCGGCTCTTGCCGCGCTTACGAAGGTCCAGCGACAGCAGGTTAGCCGTGATCAGCTTCGGGCTATGATCCTGTCGAGCATGCTGCAGAACGCGAATGCTGGCGTCGGCAGGCTACCATAGGTGCTTGAAGCGGACCGATGCCCACAGCATGAAGATCATGCCGGTAAAAGCCCCCAGGCCAACCGAGAGGAAATCGACGTTGTAAGCGTACAGCAAGCAGCCCCACGCGACGGCTACCACAATGAACATCAGCCGGAAGCTTTCGGGCCGGCGGTCGATCTTCGGTTCCTTAGAGTCGTGCTCAATGATTTGCGGGGCGCTCATGGCCACAACATACACGAGTGTCGGCGAAAATGAAGATGGCTCCTCGTCGACGTCAGTATCCGCCCAGGCGGGAATAGGCGCTTCGCTTTCCGCACCTATTGCCTGCGGCGTCGTACTGCCAATCGTATTGGCAGTTTCCGCGGTACGGCGTGTAAGACGGATAATTCGATCCTCCGCCGCAATTGTTGTTGGCACATACTGCGACCGCAGTCCCGATGGCGGCAATGGCTACCGTAGCCGCAATTGCCTGATTCTGCTTCTGAACCATGGCGGGACATTCATAATAACTTATGCCTCTGCGGCCGAGTTCAAGCGCGATTTCCTGCTTGAATGAAGGGTCATAAGTTTCAAGAAAAGTTCTGCACAATGCCGCTTTGCTCACCGCCTTCGGATTTTTCCGGAGATCCGCCTGCGTTGTGGTGCAGCTCGCCAACGCAAACGCTATCGCTGCGGCAACACATAGCCGCCCCGCCAAATGAAATCTCAAGATGTGCCCCTCCGCCCCTAAGCGAAGCGGCATGTAACAACTTATTGGCGATGAAAGTCAACGCTCAAACGTAAAGTCGAAATCACCAAAGGCTCTCAATGCGGAGCCTTTTTTATGGAGAATGCCTATGCCCAGAACTGGTGGCGTCTATTCCCCTCCTGCCGGCACGAAAGGCGTGTCGAACACGACCATCCAGAGCGTGCCTTACAATGCGTTTGTCGATGACCTGACGGACGACGCAAATAATGCACGCCCAGTTACGGCTGGCGGTACAGGCGCGACGACGGCGAGTGGTGCGCGGACGGCGCTCGGACTGGTGATCGGAACGGACGTGCAGGCCTATGACGCCTTGCTTGCGGCCATTGCCGCGCTCACGACATCGGCCGATCAAGTCATCTATGCGACGGGCTCCAACGCCGTCGCGATGACAGGTCTTACCGCATTCGGCCGGTCACTGATCGATGACGCCGACGCGACCGCTGCCCGCACGACTCTTAGCGCCCAGGCTTCGCACGCCTCGCTGACATCGATTTCTGGTCTCACAACGTCTGCAAACCAGATGATCTACACGACAGGATCAAACACCTACGCGACGGCCTCGCTGACGGCATTTGCCCGCACGATCCTCGACGATGCCGATGCGACCACAGCGCGCGCTACGCTTGGGCTCACGATCGGGACCAACGTCCAGGCCTACGACGCGGAACTCGCGGCAATTGCCGGACTGGCGGTTACCGATGGCAACGTCATCGTCGGCAACGGTACAACTTGGGTTGCGGAAAGCGGCGCCACCGCCCGCGCCTCCTTGGGTGCGGCTTCGTCCGCAGTGGATATCATCGCTGGCAACGGCCTGACCGGCGGCGGAGACTTGTCCGCTGACCGAACGCTTGCAATCGGCACACCCTCGGACATCACCAATTCGACCACCAATTCCGTCGGCGCCGATACCCACGCCCACGCTCTCGGTTTCATCGCGGCTGAGGTGTCAACGACGACCAGCAACTCCACCACTTCTTTCCCGCTCGGGCACATCCTTCGCGTCCGGACCGTCACCAACGTGGCGCGCAACGGCACGCTCGCGATCTGTTTGTCTTCGGCGGAGACCTTGACCTACGTGGATTCGGCTCACGGTTCCGCAGGTACGGCCGTCAGCGGTACGTGGAGAAGCCGGGGCATGGACAGCTCGGCGAACGAGGCCATCATGCAGAAGGTAGCTTGAGGATGTTTGAAATAGTCGAGGTCCACAAGATCACCGCCACCAAAGAGACCGGTGTGTATCTCCTGGATATATCGCTTTCACTCAACGGCGAAGTCATGCGAGGGGAGCGGTTCACCACACCAGACGACCCCCACGGGGCAAACCCAGCAATCCGCCAATGGATGAACCAGAATCCGGACGCCCAAGTCCACCCATACATTCCACCAACAATCGAGCAGATCCGCGAGGGCATGGCATCGCTGACGGCACGTCAATTCCGCCTCGGCCTCATCAGCGCGGGCCTCACGCCTGCTCAGGTGACAGCGACGATCGAGGCCATGCCAGCCGGTCCCGACAAGGAAACCGCTCTGATCGAGTGGGAGTATGCCACCACCTTCAAGCGGACGCATCCGCTGATCGCTTCCGTTGGCAGCGCTCTGGGTCTGACTGACGAGCAGATCGACACCATGTGGATGGCTGCCGTCAACACGTAAACGACTACGCGCCAGCGGGTTTAACGGTTTGAGCCGTAGCCATGTTTACGAGGCGTGGCTTACGGTACTCCAAGGCTGCTATTCCGCGCTTGGTTCAGGCTTATCGCTAGGCTGCGTGGACGTTGAAGTCTGCTGAATCGGCCTGGCGGACAGAGCCTTGAGATCCTCGGCGAGTCGGGCGAGCTGTCCCGCAATTTCCAAGAGATTCGAAGCGGCGAGCTGTTCCGCAACTTCGTCGAGGTCCGAAGCCGGTTCTGAATGACCGGCGCCTTTCTTATCGTGGTCGTCCATGTTCCCAGTTCCTCGCCCTACAGCGAGGTCCACCGTCTTTTGCGGGAACGGCGGACCTCTGCCGCCTGGAAATGGGGGATGGCGGCCAAGAAGAGCAAACCACGGAATGGCGCACCGGGCCATTCGCCTATCGGGCTTAATCCGCCGTCCATCTGCACCCTCATTTCGTCTCCTCCAGCGAGGCCCGACGTCTGAGGGATCATGGCGCCAGGCCTCTAACCGACTCCCGCTGCAGGGGCGGCTGTCGCGTGGCTAATACAGCGCGAGTGCCGTATCCACTCGCCTATTCGGGCTAGACCCCGTCAATTCGAGGATATCGCGATGAACGTGGATAAGACCGTGCAGTCTCTGCAGCGGCGCTTGATCGCGCTCGGCTTTCCCCTTCCGAAGTTCGGCGCCGACGGTAATCCAGGCGCAGAGACACTGGATGCTGTCAGCAAAGCGCTTGGCGAGCTCGTGACGCTGAGGGGAGGCGAGGAGCCAATTCATGCGCCGCCAGCGTCAACGATCGGGATAATGCCTGCCGAATGGATGCCGGCGGCCAAGATGGAGCGCATTATCCTCCACTGGACCGCCGGCGCTCACAAGGCAAGCGAGTTCGACCGGAGCCACTATCACATCCTCATCGAGGATGACGGCAAGCTGATCCGCGGCATTCCGTCGATCAAGCTGAACGAGGCTCCGGCGAAGAAGGGCTATGCCGCTCACACCCTGGGCTGCAACTCCGGTTCGATCGGCATCTCTCTCTGCTGCATGGCCGGCGCGAATGAAGCCCCGTTCGCCCCCGGCAAGTATCCGATGACGCGCAAGCAGTGGGACGGGCTCACCAGCGTCGTTGCCGACCTGTGCCGGCGCTATTCCATCCCGATCACCGACAAGACTGTCCTTTCCCATGCCGAGGTCCAGAACAACCTGGGCATTCAGCAGCGGAATAAATGGGACATCACCCGCCTCGCTTTCGACCCGTCGATCAAGGGCGCCAAGGCCTGCGGCGACAAACTGCGCGCGGAAGCATCCGCAAAACTCTGATCCTCCAATATCGAAGGAAATCCCCATGAAGTCTCTGCTTTTCGTAGCAGCGGCGGCCATTGGCCTGTCCGGCTGCCAAACCACCGGCTCGATCGACACTGCGATCAAGAACAGCCTGCCGAAAACCTGCGCACTGCTCGATACGGCTCATGCTGCCTTCGTCGCGGCTTCGGCCTCCGGGAACATCAAACCACGCACCATTGCCAAGGAGAAGGCTGCCTATGACGGCGTGCGCGTCATCTGCGCCGACCCTGGAAGCGTCACGGCGGCAAACTCGCTTGTTGTTGCGGCGACGGCTTATGCGACCGTCTCGCTCGCTCTGCGCGAAGCCAAGGCGGCGGAATAAGGAGAGACTATCATGAACATCTCAAAAGCCATCGCCGCCGCTGCTGGTGGCGCTCTGACCGGTACGGCGGGAATTCCCTTCATGCCGGATGATACACCCTGGTACGGCTATCTAGCGCTCTACGCGCTCACGATCGGCCTGCCGGCGCTGCTCACCTATTTCGCGCCGAAGAATTCCTGACAGCAAAACAGGCCGGCTCTCATCCTCGGGGGCCGCCTCTTCCTTGAACGTGGCATCGCATACGAGGGGCAGGGGCTTGGCAAACGGAAACGATGAGATGACCACAGTTCGCGCACCGGCTTGGAAATGGGAATGGAACCTCAATACAGTCGTGATTCTCGTCGGGTTTGTCGGGGCAATCATGACCTGGGGCGCCTCCTGGGAGCGGCTTAACTCGAACCAGGGGTCGCATGCCAATGCTCTTGATCGGCTTGATAAGCGTATAGCCGCTGCTGAGGCCTCGCTCCGGCAGTTGGACAATCACGAGCTGCGCCTTGCAGCCGGCGAAAAGCAAGCCGCCGAGGCGGCGATGTCGATGCGGGCTGTCGAGAACACGTTGAACAGCCTCAGTTCGGATATGAGGCTCGTGCGCGAGATCCTGCAGCGGCTCGAGGATAGCGGCCGGCAAGGTACCCAGCTTCAGCGCTGATCGCCGCCCGCGGACCTAGGCACTGAGGTAGCCCCCGCCCATGGCGGGGGCTCGTGCTCCGCGTTTGATTAAGGGCAATTACCCGACCACGCTTGGATTCGGGACGCGTTCGGGCAACTTGATCCGATTGGTGTTCCATGTTGCCAGCAGACCCAGCCGTCGTTTGTGCCGACGAACAACTTGTCCGACCCGAGCGGCGCAATCGTGCGGTTGGTGGTGCCAGCGTTGTCAAAACGCCAGCTCATATACAGATTCTGGGTGCTCGAGTGATTCCAAGAGCAGGCCCAGCGCTTATCCCCTAAAAATGACTGAACCGGAGCTTTTTGTGGAGAGGGCAAACTGCTGGTGTCTTCCACGTATGGTTTAGAGGCATCCATTGCCCACTGCCCCGTGACCGGAGTGCTTGTTCCTAACAATGCAACAGCTAATGGAATGAGAAAACGCGATGATTTCATTGAGTTTACCCCCTTTGAGGCGGCAAAGATCATTAGCCGCAACTTTGCGGTCGCCATCTCTGCCGTAGGTGAACACTAGATGACTAGGGACGCAGTCGCTCAGCTCGCTAGGGCAATAAGCACGTCACCAGAAACCAGGAGTAGCCGCACTGGTGGCCTCCGTGGGTGCCTTGGTGGTCGATCATGTGATCGAGAACTTTGGTGTTCCCGTCACCCGTATGAATCGTGCAAAGCTCTCTGCCGGCGCGTTTCTCTGTGTAGCCACAAGGAAACATTGATTGAACGGCTACTGGACATCTCTTTTCGCCAATGCAAGCTCGTACCTTCTTTTGGCCGGCGACCTGCGGGGTGTCCGCGCCCTCGGGCGCGTAGACATCCTGCTCAAACTTTTCCATATCATAAAGCTGGTCCGCCGCCGTTTGCGCTGCAGCTTGAAGGTCTGCCCCAACTATCGATGCAATTGCAGAAATCATAACCAACGAGAACTGAAGGCGCAGCTTTCTCATATCTCCCTCCCTGTGTTGAGAAGTGTGCAGACGCTTACTCGTGAACCTATCAACTCCGACAATGCATGAAGGTGACCCTACGCGTGATCGGTTATCCAACGATCCAACGTGCGGGTTCGGTTGTAAAAATTAAGTTTCTGCTAATTTTAGCAACTTATGCTACAAGATAACAATTTACAAGCGATTTTCGATAACCATACCTCGAAATACTCTTGTTAGATCGCGTCAAAATTGCTGATCGATGAAGCGATCGAAATTCTAGAACGGTTACACACTCAGGAGTCGGGCGATGAATCCTGCCAAGAACTGAAGCGACGGCGTCGATGGGAAGCTCGCGCGTCAACATGCGGATCACTTCTGGGCCCGACGAGCGAGAGCTTCGCACGGCATTTCAAAATTCCCCCGCGGAATGCCCTAGAGACGGGCAGCCGCACTCACCTGTGGAACTGGTAGGGACCCTCGCTCATGCATCGCCTCGTGAAGGTTTTCAGCCGCTTCGCGGTGTTTTTGGATGGGCAGCCTGGTCGCGCAATGCCGGCGCGGTTGTGCAGGAGAGCAATAAAGCACTGAGAGGCCAAAAAGACAGCGCCCCAGACCGGGGAGGAGAGGGGGCGCTGTCTTAAGTTGGGCCGGCTCAGAAAGGCGTAAAGAGCCGACCATTTTAACAGCGATCATCGCTTGGAATAAGCGACTGATTCTAACAGCTCGCTGCACGGATGGTTCCGGAGAAACCGTGTCTACGTCGCGAACCCTGCGAAGATAAATATCGCGAGCACGACAATGATGATGATCGCGCTGAAGATGTGCACCGAGCGCATGAGGAATCTAGGGGCGCAAACCCTTCCGGAGACGAGGGTTCCGCCGCCTGCAAAAGCCACGCGTGCTCAACCGAGCATCTGCAACGCTTCTGCAACGCACGCCATCTCACTGGGTGGTGAGTTGCTCTTGCACGCTCTCGGCATAGCCGTCGGCCGCCGGTTTGGCCATGAACATGTAGACCAGATCGTCGCAGCCGAGACCGCATCTCTGTCGCTCGATCGGGTGCGTCCAGCGGTGGCAGCTCTGGCCGATGATGTCGCGGATGTGCATCTCCGCCCCGTGCTTCTCGATAAGCCGCGCAACGTTGTAGCGGCCTTGGCGCCCCCACTGCGCGCGGTTCAAGGCCAATCGCGGCAGGGTGAATTCGGCGAGCGTTTTCGGCTTTTCGGGCATGCGAAATCCTCCTCTGTCGAGGCTATCCATATCCCGCATGTCATGAGAGGCGCCGCCCGCGCTCGGTGATCCAGATATGTTCTCATCATCCTTAAAGTCAATGCAGCGTTTCTTCCGGTCCATGCGTTAATGGCGCATGGCAAAAGCATCCTCGAAGAAGCCACCTACCCCCACGACGGCCGCCCGACGGCCCAGCTCTCGAACAGCGAGCGCGCTCGAGAGGAGATGATCTATCGGCAAAGCAACGCCTGGAAAGGCGAGTGACCGGTAGCGATAAACGGGTTTCTCGACAGGCTCATCTGTAAGTTTCGACAGAGCCATCCGAGAATACAGCCTTTGTGACAGCGATGGTGGCTTTTGCCACACCGGTGCCGACGGGACCATAGAGGCGATCATATGGTTCACCAGACATGAACGGATTGTCTTGCCAGTAGTAGAACGTCTCGCTCCGCACCGTCTTGCCAGGTGGGATTTTGATGTCGAGCTTTGAGCTTCCGTCGATGACCTTCTCACCGAAAGCATCTGCAATAATCAAAGTGTGCTCGACCGCGACTACCGTCTTCTTCGAGTCGTTTCTGAAAGTGAGTATGGCTTCAACACGCGGATTGTAAACGCTGCTCTTGAGGTCCTTTCCCTGCGTTCTGAGCTCGACGTCGGTGATGGTAACGGGCGAGGCCGATTGCGGCCGGGGAGCAATGTGCGCTGCCGTAGCCGCCCCTTCGGGCCTGATCGAGTCAAAGCATGTGAGGCGCTTTAGGGAGTCCGTTTCCGCTCTACACCTCTGAAGATCAGTCGCCAAATCGGCTGCTGCTGAGCTCGCGGCCATCACCGCAATCGCTCCCACAATAAAAGCTCTCATCGCGATCCCCACCCTTTATAATGGCATACCTGCAAAGATTGCCCGCAGGAGTCAAGCCGCGGCTTGGTCCCGCGCCAGTAAATCAGATATCAAACCTGCTGGGCCAGGAAGCCGAGAGCGCGCCGGAGGGGCAATCGTTTCAAGCAGGGCCCTGCAGTCTGCAAAGGCCCTGCTCTAAATTGCAGCAGCTGAAATGACCCATTCTCGTCAATACGCGACGAACTTGGCACGCGGTATGATCTAGGGGGTCGCGTGAAGTCCGCAGCCCGCCCTGATCTGCAGCGCTGGCTGCAAAGCGTTAGGTTGTCCACAACCTGGCGCGCTTCGGACGATCGAACCGGCTGGAGCTTGTTCAAGCGTTAGTGGGAGTGAGGCCAGCGCTTCGGGCAGTTCCTCGCTAGCCTCGAAGGGCCAAAAAGGCCGGCGCATGATTGCCCGACTATGGAGCGCTACTTACCTTAGGTGACGACATCACCCATTCGGGGAAATGTGCAACTTTGAATCTCAAGTGTAAACTGTGCAACCTTAATCAGGCGGCGAAATAGCCACGTGCGCGCCGACGGACGACGCGACCCTGTAGGTCTCACGCCAACAGCTGGAGTTGAGCCACAACGAACGGGCTGGCATCTTCATAGGTCTACGAAAGAGGGAGAAAATCATGCGCCCTGTCTCGATCGCCATTGCTGCGGTGGTGCTAGCTTCCTGCTGCTCGTCTCTCGCGAATGCGCAGGAGAGTATTGTTACTTTTAGATGTGATGCTAGAAACCCCGACAGGTGCTATTTTACGTTATTTAAAGGCGGTCCAGACGCTCCGCGGGGGAGTAGCAACTTTACTCTGTTTTCCGGGGATACCGCCAATGTCCGGGCCACAATCGGTCAAGATGTTTTTTGCGTGTGCATTAATAGATCGGCACCAAGCCGTTACAACGACTGCGCCCCACAAGGATGCGGAGCAAAACCGGTCAGACAGAGCAACAACTGAACTCTCGGAACGACACGAAGCTTGATTTAATGGTTTGCCCCCCACGGTCGAAGATTCAACGCACTGACGAGCATGGAATCAAAGGAGGATGACCATGGCAGAAAGCGAGTTCGAAGTTCCTGCGAATAGGTCAGTCAGGGTCACTTGGCACCGCCCGAAAGACGAGGCGTGCCGTCTGAAACTCTGGTATCGTCCAGCAGGCTCTCAAACCTGGCTTTTTATTATCGAAGCCTACGCAGAGCGTCACATTACTACTATTGATTCGAGAACACATAGTGGACTTGGTGCGAAAAACCAACCATGGCGCATCAAGTGCGAAAGCCTGTTAAAGATAGGTGGCGCTTTTGACGAAACCTATCCGGACGTAAGGCCGGAGGCGAATAAAACAACTATCCTTATCTACGCCCACGCGAACGATCCTGAGGCTAATACCGTAGTTACGTTCAACTATGTATGAGGGCGGGGCCGGATAACGCGTCTGCGATCAAATGTGCGCGCCGCGACAGCTTCGTGGTCGTCGGCTACGAGCCGTTGACTATACCTGGAGCGTCGGCCGGCTGCTGCTGGCGGCAAGGAAGAGCGACGGCTCGTCTATGTCGGCGGCTGCGGAACTGGATGGACGCAGGATCTGTCGCGGGAGCTGCTCGAAGGCATCGCCACGAAGACGCCGGCGGTCGATTTCAAACGCAAGAATGCCGTCTTCACACTGGCCGGCAAAGTCCGACTTCTGCGACGCTCGCATCCATTTGATGCGCCTGCATAGAAATTTCTGGGAGTATCCGTTGCAGCAACTTACGCGATCATCCCGAATCATGCTCTCTTTCCGTAAAGGGGAGCGGAATGACTGCGGAGATTGCAATTTTAAACAAGACAGCGGTAGCTCTGGCTTCTGACAGCGCTGTTACCATCGGAAGCGGCTCAAACGCGAAAATATACAATACAATAAGCAAGATTTTCGAGCTGAGCGAAAGTTGCCCGATCGGCATAATGATCTTTAACCGCCTCGACTTTATGGGTCTTCCCCTCGAAGTTGTTATTAAGGAGTATCGACGAAAAAGAAAAGGGAAGTCATTCGCGACAATAAAGGCGTGGAAAGACGACTTCGTCGGCTATCTGATCAAGGAGATCCCGTACTCTCCTCGCGACCTCAGCCAGAATGAATTCCTCGTTATCTCGGACGCAATCGAGAGACTTAATTCGCATTTTGACGCCATTTTAAACCACTACCTGTCTCAAGGTGACAAGTTTCTAAAGAGTAAGCTAAATGGACTGCTACAACGCGCGGTGAACGCCGAAATAAAACGATTGCAGGCAATAGATTTCGCTCCGGGCTTTGTGACGAAGAAACTTCCAGATCGACTGGAGTCGATCGTCGACGACTTTGCTCGGGCACGGATTGGTCTCGTTCAATTGAATCAGACCAGCCTTGGCAAAATCCGAGAGTTCATAGGTTATGTGCTTTCAAAAGCAGAGTTGTCGTCGTTCTTGACCGGATTTGTAATCGCCGGTTTTGGTGATGATGACCTTTGCCCATCCCTCAGCCACTTCGAGATCGATGGGATTGTAAATGGTAAACTGAAAATCATAGACAGAAATTATGTGGACATCGGCCGAGGCGGACCGGAAGCCGACATCTTAGGTTTCGCCCAAGACGACATGATGCAGAGTTTTGTGAACGGCGTCGATCCGCAGTTCAGGAAATACGTTGGGAAACTTGTTCGGGAGGTGATCGAGGAATCTTCAAACCTCGTTCTGCAGTCGCTCCTTAGAGACGACGGTAAAGTCAAGCAGATCCTGGATGGTGTCGCTCCAGTTTTCGATCAAATGAGCAACCGCCATCGAGAACAGATTGACCAATTTATTGACAAAAGGTTCACGCAAGAAATTAAGGGCATGGTAAGGTCAATGCCGAAGCAGGACCTCGCCATGTTGGCTGAATCGCTCGTTGAGATCACCTCACTTAAGAGAAAAGTTACGCGTGATCGCGAAACTGTCGGTGGGGATGTTGACGTTGCTGTGATTTCGCGCTCTGAGGGGCTAGTCTGGGTTAAGCGAAAGCACTATTTCCCGGCTGAGCTAAATGCGCGATTTTTCGCCCGAAATTTCGAAAGTAGGAGATGAAGGATGCAAAAGCACATCGCTGAGAAGACTTTCCCCTCCGACACGCCGATTTGGTTCCGCGTTCCTGGAGAGTCTTACGCGTCTCCCGAGGATCAGGCGAAACGGGATGCTCGTGAAATCGCTGATCAGTTTAAAGAAGATATGGTTCGCTATATGTCGAAGGCCACCGAACGCGCTTGATTCCAGCGAGGCGGTGATCAGTGCCTCCCTCTGTCTAGGCTTCTCGGACGCCGGGCCGTAGCCACCCGAAAATAAACTCCACATCCTTCGCTCGGCTGCTGCCAGGTATGCCGGTCTGCTTGCGAATGTCGCGTATCGTGCCGATCGATCGATTGAGGAGCCGCTTGACTTCGAACCGGGTTAACCTGTCCGCTTCGTTTGCGGCTCTGACTAGCTCGGCAATGAATTGAGTGGTGAGGCTCATTGTTGCGTTTGCCGCCCGAAACTACTTCTTCTTCTTTCGTGCGGCTTCTTCTCTCTCCATCTGTTTACGTAGTGCCAGAAGCTCGTCAAGATCCGCAGAATCGCGGCCTCTCGGGTGGTAAGCAGGTTTTGGCTTTGGCCTCGATGCCTCCAGAATCGCCTCAACGTCGGTAGGCAAAAGAAACATACGATTCCCAAAGATCCGGCAGGCCCCAAGTTCTCGCGCCATCTGGCGCACCCTACGAGGTGAAATTCCGAAATGGTGGGCCACCTCTTCTGGAGTTCGCCCTGCCGGCAGGCCGGAGCTCTCTACGGGTGTGCTCTCGTCTTTCTCGGGTGGACTGATATCTACAGGCATGGGTACTTATCCCGGTGTGCGCGCTGGTCTCGCATCGCCTTGGCTCCCGCTTTAGTCAGCCAGATCTGGTCTGGGTGCCCATAGCGGTCGGTTTCCGAACTGGCCTCGACAAAGCCGCGCTCTTCCAACTTCTTTTGCGTGTGGGAGCCATAATCCTTGAGGGCGTACCAGTCGACCCGGATCTCTGGGCCATGCGCCATCAGGTAGTCCATCGCCTTCCGCTCTCTCCAGTTTAGCGGCGGCTGGATTGGCTCTGGCGGGATGTCTTCCCACGGGATGTCCCAAGCGGAATCTCGCTGTGGCGCTGGCGCTTTTCCTCGAGCTTCACGAGCACGTTGTCGATCTCTCCACGCCTGCCATTCGGCCAATGACGTGAACTCTTCCGGTTCCCGGTCAACCGTTGCCGGCGGCGCGGCTGAGTTTGGATGCATCCGGATGGTATATCCTTCCGCCTCGACCTCTATGGTTATGTTGTTCCGCTTGGCGACAGCAGCCAGGCGGTTGAGATCAGCCTGTTTAATCGGCGCACGCTTCGTCATTCGCCCTCAATGCTATTGTTCAATTCGACTGTGATCGCCCAACGAATGTCAATGAGCGGGTACACGAGCTTTCCTCCTCGGCCCCGGAAGTACCGGATAGCTCCCGAATTCCGCCACTTCGTCAGGATCTGCGCGCTGAGCCAGTCATAGCGCTCCAAGAGGACCTCGTGTTCTATCATCTCATCGATTGTGAAAGGCTCCTTGGGCGTCACCGTCACGGCTCTCACTCGGCAACTTCCGCACCATAGGCCGCCTTTTCACGGCCGGTCAGCTTCGAAACCTTTTCAGCCCAGGCCGCCAAGGCCGCTCGCTTCTCCTCAGCGTAGTCGTACCTGTTATAGACTGCGGCAACCCCTTTGATTGAGCCCGATCGGTGGTTAAGAACCGCCTCCACGATGTGAACTGGAACGCTTAGCCCCGCCATGCCGCTCGCAGCGGTCCGCCGTAGGTCGTGATATGTCCACGGCTCAAGAGATAAGCTTTCTGGGTTTTCGCCTCGCTCGGCGGCTTCCTTTCTTGCAAGAGCAAGCATTTCCGCGTCGAGCTGGGTCTTCGCTTTAGAGAAGCCAGAGATAGGCGTTTTGCCCGTCGTGGTGAAAAGGTAGATGGGCTTTGCATCCTCGTCCTCAGCCGGCTTGACCTTCGGAAGCGCCCGGATGATTTCCAGCGCAGAGGCGGTAAGCGGGACGAAATGCTCTTTTCGGTTCTTTGCCCTGTCGGCAGAGATAACCCATAGCTGATTATTCCCCTCAAGCTCCATTTCATCCCACATAGCGTCGGAGACTTCTGTTCGCCTCTGAGCAGTCAGCAGCAGCAGTTGCACGACAGGCCCGAACGGGTATCCGAGCTTCTCGGAGGCAAGCCATAGGAAGCGGATTTCCTCATCCGTCAAAACGCGGTCGCGTGTCTTCTCTTCCGATGGTGCTTTGATCGAGACGACGGGGGAGGCGTCCACTATGTCGCGCTCCATGGCCCACGCGAAGAACTTGCTGAGCAGCGCCCGCACCCTGTTCGCCATGATCGGCGAGCCACGGTCAACGATTTCATCCAACAGCCTGATCACGTCGCGCTTTGTCACGGTCTTGACGAGCTTCTGCTTCCATTTCGGTTTCAGCGTCGTCTCTATTATCCGCTTGGCTTCCCTTACGTAAGACGGCCGGTTCTTTACGGCCACGTGGCGAGTAACGAACTCGTCGAGCAGCGCCGGCATAAGATCCATGTGCGCCGGCCGCTTTGTCTCCTGCTCCGCCTGCTCTGTGGCGGGATCCCTCCCTTCGGAGACCATTCGCAAGGCGGTGCGAGCCTTTTCACGGGCGTCTCCAAGGCTGATTGCCGGAAATCCCCCCAACGTCATCTTCCGCGGCTTGCCCGCATGGCGGTACCGAACCGCCCAACTCTTCACGCCGGTCGGCTGCACGACCAGGTAAAGGCCCTGCAGGCCGCCGTCTGGAATTTCTTTCCTTGACGCGTCGGCTTTGATTGCTTCGATCGATTTTACTGTGAATGGCTTTGCTGCTGGCAT